GAGGGAAGAGCAGAGCTTAACAAGCAAAACAAATGGATTAATGTTTATTCCAGAGTCGGAGAAATTACAGAAGAATTAGATCAAATAAATCAAGAAGATAAAGACAAATATCTTCCTGACCAAAAAATAACTGAATTGCATGATCTTATTGATGAATTTGTAGGAGAAGCAGAAAAATGTTTCGATTATGAGCCTACAGACGAAGAATTAGCCAATTATCCTGGCGTAACAGCAAGAGAACGGGCAGAAGAAGCTTGGCAGCAAAAAATGGAGGCAAAAGGATGAGTGCTTTAGTTACAAAATCTCAAACACACCGGGCATTAAATCAATTAACAGCCTTAATTGTTGGTGCGAAATTCGCAAGAGAGACCAAAAGCTATGAAAACGACCCTAGGGAACGTCTAAACCATTGTTATAAAGCAATAATGAAAGAGCAGGAAGAAGCTCTAGGAGATCATCGAAGAATGGGACAAGTCTCTCGAAAAGCTGATGCAATGAGGTCTTTAATTACCCTTGCTAGATTAGCCGAAGAAGTTGAATGGGAATAATCTCATTTCTAACCTAATATGCGAGAATAACTTAAAAAGTTAAACAATGAGCAGTCGATTAAAACCAAGGAAAGAAGATGGGAAATATATCGTACAAGTGCTTTTACCTTCTGCTCAAGGTGAATATTACGTTAAACATGTTGAGGAAGAATTAGGAAGACAAGTTAGTGCCTTTACAAAAGATCTTGTTTTGAATTTTGTTAAAGGTGTTTGTCCAAAAGAACAACATGACAAACTTACAAAAAAAGACAAAGCTGAATGGAGAGAAGTCGTCAACAGGAGAGTTGAAACAAGGCAAAAAGAAGCAGAAAAGATGAATAAAAGTAAACTAGAGGATAAAAGTAACCCTGATGATGAAAAGAGTTCTTGACTTCTTTGGCAACCCTTTTGTTTATAGGAGTCCAGAACCTTATCAAGGTTTTCGTAGGTTCTTGCAATATTTACCCTCTAGGAAACTTAGACAACTTGCAGGGACAACAACTCATTACAGCAAGAGACAATTAGTTGAAATTTATTTCCTAAAGAATTTTAATTAATAAGCAAAGCAAAACCCCTTGAGTGATGGGGGCAATCAAGGGGCACTGCTTTGTGTATTGAACGACCAGCGGGAGGGCGGCGAGACCTCCACACGAACTATAACCTTAATAATTTTTCAAGCAAGTTTGGCTTCCTTTGCTTCACAGGGTTTTCTTTACAAATAAGCTTGGCTTGCAGTTCTGCGATTTTATTCATACAACCAGCAATAAAAATGCTTTGTTGATGGTTTTGTCTAGCAAGATCTTCTGCGTACTTTTTTATGGCATTAATATCATCTGATGATTTAACAGATCGAATTTCTTTTTCCATATGTAATTCTTCTTCAATACTAGGGGGTTGAGTAAGTTCAAGAATAAAAGTTAGGTCAAGAGGGACTTCTGACTCTTTCATTGTTTTCCTTTATATGTAGCAATGTTTTTTGTCTTTGTTCAGCTCTTTGTTGCTGCCTTCTCAGTTCTTGACAATGAGAACATTGGCATTCAGGCTGCGTCATCCTCATCAAAGCTATCTAGCTCCTTGCCGATCTCAGCAAGCCCAGTATAGACACCGTTTTTGGGATGATCTGGTCTATGCCTTCCATCCAGAATGTACCAACGTTGCATGTCCATAGAACGTTTTCTGTCTTCCTCTATCCACTCTTTTTTATACGTCATCATTGAAGTTTAGTTGTTGAGTTAGGCCATAATCTAACTGCTATGTAATCCACGTCCCACTCTGTAAGACTATTATTATTTTGCTCCGTTACAGATCGCAACACCCATACCGTGAATCGTTTCCCAGTTTCGCTTTTAAAGAAAAAGCGTTTCACTGTTTTCGCCAATTTCGTTGGGGAGGATGATAACCCGCTACCAACTTCTCAAGTTCATTAATTCTCTTGAATAGTTCCCTGGTATCTCTGTCTCTACGTGTACTCATGTTGCTTATACCCATCACAATGACAGACGCACCAGCTCCAATAATCGCAGCGATAACTTCAGGCATTTACATTTGGCCAAAAACCTTTCTGTATACTAATCCATGCTTTCTGAGCCTCTACTAGATCAGGCTTAGATATATCTGGATCGTTAATCAAGCTCCAAAGTTCAATACGCTTATTAATTTGTTCAACTGTGATCCCATGAGCTTTAGCAATAGTTTCTTTCTGTTCTTGGGAAAGGAACTTCATTACTTTTTTAGCGATTTGTGCTTAATGTAGGTATGTTTGCTCGTTTTTCTATGGATGCAAAAGAAAAAGTCAAAAACCAAGCCAAGCAAGAAAAAGAAGAAAAAGTATTAGTTAAAGACGATCAAGACCAACCTGAGTACCAAGAAAAAATAATGTTCTTGGTATCTACAAGTTTTCAGGCGGCCATTTTGACTTGGTGCTTATGCGTATTATCCCTTGGATATTTAAAATTGCCTAACAGAATGTTTGGAATAGATATTCCTGACCAGCCCCGTGTGGACTCGACTTTTGCAGCGGGATTATTAGGGAATATTTTGGCGGGCTGGGGCGTCAGTGTAGGAGCTGGAGGAGGCAAAAAGAAAAAGAAAGAAGGAGAGAACGGCGGTGGAGCGATGCCAATGGGCGGCGGTTATCAAACCATTGTAATTAAGCAGCCGATTGAATTAATAACAAGACAACCTGATGTAATTCGAGTTGATCCTGTAACTGGTAAAAATGTAAAAAATGATGGCACATTATCATGAACAACGAAGCCCTTTCTCTAGATGCGAATCAACAAACAGCCATCGTAGTGATGGAGATGAAATTAAAGCGTTTAGAAGAACGTAATTCAGATTTAGAAGATAGAGTAAGAGTCCTAGAAAGGAGAGTCTTCGCAGCAGCAGCAGTTGTTAGTGCGGCTCTGGCTTTATTAGGACTGCTGGCACAAATTAGTAAGGCTTACTTATGAAGGCAGCGATAGAAACCGTTAAGAACATCATTTCCCCAGAGCAAAACTGGAGTAAGTTCTTAATGAAGATCGTTGGTCTATCTGCTATTTCAGCAATAGGTCTAATTGGCTTTAAAGCTTATAACGAATCAAAAATTGTTGATGATGGAGGCGACAAAGAAATTAGCGTTTTATTTGAAGAAGATCCAGGCAAGAAAATAGAAGTCGAAGCTCTTTTAAATAGTATTCCTACAAAAAACAGAGATATAACTTCTGTCTGGTTGTATGACTGGCCTGACGCTAGAAATATTGTTCCTATCTCTAATTTTCCTAGAACATCAGTCGATCCAGTGCCTACTGGTTATTGGATGCCAGGAGATGAACAAGTAATAGGAAACTTTGTTTTGGCTCAATGCACTCAACTTGATAGAGCCTTTATTAATGTTGCTTGCCCAATCATGGGTAAAGAAGATGCTTGGGGCGTTTTAGTTGTCACCTACGACCAAGGTCCAATCGATAAAATAGCTAATGTAACAGCAAAGAAAATTAGCGAAACATTGTATTTGCTCCCCGACTGACCATGAAAAGTCTTTTCCCCTTAGCAGTCTTTTTGTTGATTGCTCCTGTTAACGCGCAGATCGTGCATAAGATCACAGCTACGGCTCAAGCTTCTGTAGATGGATCGTACTCTCATGCGAAAAGAATAGGTTCAACTTATTCAATGAGTAGCACTGGAGTAACAGCAGGAACAATGGGACATTTAGACGTTCCAGCAGCATCAAATGGCACTCTAACTGGAGTTGCTGCAACGCATGGTTCAGGTTCTTATACCCAGACGACTGCAGGCGCAGCTACAACTTTTAGCGAAACATTTGTTCAAGGTGATGCAACACCAAGTGCAACAACTTTGAGTTCTGGTGCAGTCGGAAGTTTGCCAATGTTGGGAGACACTATCACATACACAGGTGGAGATAATACTGGATTAGCCGCAACAATAACATCAGTTTCAGGGGGCACAATAGGGCTCACCCCAGGCAAAAGTGGCACATCTGTAACAGGCTCAATTACAAGTGCTTTAGAGAT